ATATTTGGATTAATTCTCTGACCTGATGTGGTTTGTACGTGTTCAAAGAACTGAGGATTAGTGTCTTTCAAATCCCATACGTGTATATCCCATTTGTTTAGCCATCCTGACAAGTCCTTTATTCCTGTGTTTGCTAATGTGTGAATTACTGTTTGACTTACGAATTGTTTATTGATATTCTTAGTGTGATATTTGATCATAAAAAAAAGAAAGAGAAATAGGTATAAAACCCCTATTCTACATCTGCTTTGTGTTTGATATAATCAGCACCGATTAAGATTGCGATCGGAGCTAACAAAGCAATAGATGTTGTTTCGTCTATTGCTATTTTACCTGTTGCTGACCACAATGCAATTAAGCCTGTGTAAGCACCAAGAGCATAGTATCTTAGATTTCCTGCCATAACAACTGCTTTCTCTGATAGTATATAACTATTATTCCCTATATTATGCCTAAAGTTCTACAAACTTCGATAATTGTCAAGCCTACTGCCATAATTGCTAATGTATAATCCCTACGTTTTAACTTGTTGTCTTGCTTCTTCTCCATATCTGATATGTGAGAGTTATATTCGTTCTCCATAGCAGTTAGTCTTATGCATAAATCGTTAATTCTTTCCTCTATTTTGTCGAGTTTCTCGAATATACGTGCTTCGACATCCTTACAAAAATGTATGAAGTTAGAAAGTAAAGAAGTAAAAAAATAAAAAAATGTTGTTTGTCTAAGAGTTAACACTAGATACGATTACGTATGTGTTTGGATCAATTACGTTGACACCAATTCTGTGAGTCCATACCAAATCCCAATATTGTCCTGCGATTTGTTTTTGCAATTCGAGTTCCATTGTTCTCTGGGAAGCGAGTCCGAAAGATGCACCTTTTACGGCTACAATGTTACGATCTGCATTAGATACGTCTCCTTTTACTTCATTGGTTACAACGATGTCAATACCATATAATCTCTCTAATTGTCCTAATTTAGTAACTGAAGGGTTACCAATTTGGGCATATTCAGAGATTGCAGATGATGTTGCAAGTGATTCAAATGCTCTTGGTGTTAAGAAAGCTACTAACTTTCCTGGACCAACATCTTGACCGAGTTCTTGAAGATATCTCTTAGCCATTGTAAGACCATCTTCATCGAATTCTCCGTCAGCATCTTCTTCAGTTGTATTGCTTGTAGGCAAACCATCTGATCCACCAATATGATACGGAGCAGTAGTGATACCACCATAGTCTCTTGCAGTTGAAGCTAGGTCCTCTAAGATGAGTTTGTGTTCATCTCTGATTGCCTCTAATCTTGCAGTTTCTCTAATTGCATTTAGGAAACTTGCAGGATAATCTTCAAGTTGTGCTTTGAGAATGGTTTGTCTCCAACCTCTGATGTTACAGGTTACATCAATACTTGTGAGAGTATGGGTGCTTGCTGTGATGTCAGATGAGGTCGATTCGGTAATTGCACCTGCATCAGGTACTGTGATTCTGTAGAATCTTGCAGTATTTTGTCCTGTTGGTAATGCTTCGAATTGACCGTATTGTCTAATGGAGGTTGCGGTTTTAGATCCGATTTGAATTGAGACGTTTGCACGTTGTTTTACACCTGGAATAGTTCCTGATGTAGATACGGCTTCCTCAACACTTCCGTTTGCAGTAACTCTGCCTTCGGTAGTGTGATTCTCGATCCAACCCTCTTTGTCGATAACTAAGCGACCATATCCGTTTTCAAATACTTTATCCAAGAATTTTCTTGCGGATTCATCATCGAATTGCTCTTCAACGTAACCTTGATTACTTGATTCTGCAACTTCTGATTTTGGTTGCCATGCATCTTTGACAGTTTCAATAACTGCTTTAAGAGTGTCCTCGTTTGATTTCTCAATACGTTCTGCGACCTTTTCAGATGCAATTTCTGGTTTTGGTGCTTCTTCTGTTGTTGGAGCTGGTGCTTCAACTTCAGGTGCTGCAACTTCAGTTTTTGCTTCTGCTTTACCTACTTCTACTTCGCCATCGGTTTCGATAGTGACTTTGACTTTTTCCTCTACTTTATTGTCTAAAGTTTCGTTTGTCATGTGATTTTCTTTGTCTTTAGTTTCTATATTGGAAGTAATTAGTTGTGGTTCATCTTCTTTTAATATTTTGATATATTGAACATTAGATGATTCAATAACTTGTAAGGTTGATTCTGGTATTCCAGGCACTCTAACAACTGATAATTCTAATATTTCATTTAGTACAGGTGCGTTAAGGCATTTCTCTCTCATAGAGTCACATAGTTCTCGTTGCTCCAATACTGATGCTCCTATTGATACCTGGTACTGTTCATTCTCTAACTTCTTTTGCCACTCAGAGTCAAATACAGTTGCTTCGTATTTTACCTGATTTAACTCATCATCAAACTCAAATGTTACCTGACCTATGTGAGTGTCCTTGTCATGTTCTACTCTTAATGGAACTTGTTTACCATCAAATTTCTTTAATTCTTCAGTATCATAATAAACGCCATTACGTGACTCTCTAGGCATGAGAGCAATTCCTGCTATTCGTTCTGCCATGCTAATATTCTCCCATGAGTGATATAGAGAAGTATTATACTAATTCCAACTCCTCTAATTTGCTTAGTAAAACAGAGTAATCTTTCTTACCTTTTATGGTTAAAGACTCATTAATCATCCTTGTTTTAGATCCTATCATTTTTGCTTTCTGTTCTTGTAGAACCTTCTTGCTAGTTCCTACAACTTGAACACTCTCTTTGAGTAATCTGACAGTACCTTTGTATTGTAATGAACCTGATGTTTGCTGTGCTATCTTTGATGTGATAGTTATTACCTGATCTCTTGTTGGTAGTCTTGTTGCTCCTTTCATTTTTATTATCTGTTCAAAATGTCTAACTTCTGGGAAGAACAGTATCTTCTTTCTACCAGATCTTTCTGGTGGAGCTACGTAAGATTCTCTATGTAATTCTATTCCACTTTCGGTTTCTAAAGCTAACCCACTTTCGGTTAGTAATGCCATTATCCTATGTATATATCGCCTGAGTATTTGAATTCAGTTCTTAGTGGTTTTCTACTATCTAGTTTTGGTGTCCAATAAATATTCAACTCCTTAACCTCGTTTGCTTCCATGCTTTGTGGATATTCAAATCTAAGTTCTGGATTAGTGTTTTCAAATTTAATATTATGAACTGCCCATTCAGTATCTGTGTTTTTCATATACATTGTGTATTTCTTTGTCTCTCCCAACAACACTCTTCCCAAGTCAAGAGATTCAGTCGTAGTAGTTGTTTCTGGATCTGTGTATATTCTAATCATTTGATTTTAACTCCTTTATGAATTTCAATATTTCTGATGTGTTCTTTCTCTTTTCATGTGCTGCTAATTCCTCTCTTACGTTTACCATGTTCTTGAGATCTGTCATTACTCTTTCAAATACCTTTTCTTCTTTGTCATTATCAGAAGTTTCTGGTTCTTCTTTAGGTTCTTCCTGTGGTTCTTCTCTATCGTCTTGTAATTGGTTAGTAGGCGTGACACTTGTAATTGGAGGTTCATCATCCATATCAGATTGATCAATCTTTACGTTGGTGTTGTCAACTAGCCATTGTCTTGCTTCACTTCTTCTCAAGATATTGTCTCTGTATGATGTGATTACATTTTCAATACTTGCTTCTTGTTTCTGTGGAGATTCAAAGAATACCTGAATATCCTTTGATTTGATTCTTTTTCCTCTGGTCCTTAGATATGGTAAGATACAGTTTCGTTTAATTTGATTTGCTAATCTAACTTGGATTCTTTTGACCTTTCTGATCAAGACAGAATCTGTACTCTCTGATGCTGCTCTAGCAGTAAATCCTGCGTTGAAGAATTGTAGTGGGAATTTAGAACCTGGTTCTAACAAGTCTCTTTGCATATGCTCAATGTAACCCTCAAATTTACTGTTACCTGCTGTCTCAATAACCTTGACATCAAATGCTTTATCTGTAACTATCTTTGAGCCTTTCTTCATCTTCTTTAATGCATCTGCTTGACTTTTGATAAACTGCTCTCCTGCATCTTCAAAGTGGAACATAACTGTTGGATCTGCGTGACCTTGGAATATCTGTGGCATAGCATCCTCGATTTGTTTCATCTGAATCAATGGAGAATCATAAACCTCTCCTGTTCGTGGATCTTCATAATCTGAAAGTATTGAATGGAATAGTCCTCTAGCAAATGGCTCTCTTGCTACGTTAGTTAATTTGAAATGAACTACTTCTGATGGTTTGAAAAATATGTCTTTGTCATTAACGTGTTGAACATATCGTTTAATTTGTCCTTTTGCGTTTCTTGTAATTGATTTAACTGTTGTAATTGGTACTTCTACAAATTCATCATAAGTTGGAGACTTTTCAACTATCCAATTACCTGTTGATAAGTAAGAATGTATTCCATCTTCTAAAAATTCATCAAATCCTGCTTCATCAAGCCATTCATTGACCATATCTTGTATTTTATTGTTCTTTGCAGTAACTTTTAGTCCTTTTCCAAGTACCATTTGGTTATATGTCTCTATTGCTAGGTTCAATCTACCATCTTTGTTAATTGCATCCAAAGTCTCTATAAATGGTCTATCTGGAGCTAATTCGTCTTGCCAATCACTTTGATTTACCTCACTTTTGTTGTTAAAAGCCTCTAAAACCTTGATAGTTCCCGAATAAGCCTCTTTTTTTGCTCGTTTTTTGGGTAAAACTGCCTCTTTTGGGTAAATAACACTCCCATTTCCCCTAATAGTTGCCTTCATATGCAGTTTTTACAATAGTTTTGTTAAATGGAAGTAAATTAAGGCATCAATGAGGTAATAACAACTACCTTGCTCGCTTTTGAAAGGTTTCTCCTTTCTTATCACAGAGTTCTAGCCTTATACGATCTTAATTATATTATACTATTGGGTAATAAAAACGTTTTTAATCGAAATCCAAGAATATATCATCTGAACCATTGACTCCAACTGCTGTTAATCGGCTTCCTGACACTTCTAATCGAAGTCTAATCTTAAAAATTCCTGCAACCATTGGTCTTTGTGATTCTAGGAACTTTACTAAGAACGTTCCATCTGAATTTAGTGTTATTATATCATCTGAGGAAAAGATAGTTCCTCCTTCTTGGTCTATAATCCTAAAAGTTCCTGTAAATCCAGAGATGTCTCGAGTCGTGGTAAATGTATTGTCATCATATACCGTTCCTGATAGGTCAAAAGAAGCAGAGTTAGTGAAATCTCCTTTTGCCCAAGTATGCTGATCCATTTTTAGAAAAAGTACCATATGAGTTTATATACTTATCGGTATTAATAGAAAGTATGTTAGCTGTGCATACACCTGCACCTTTTGAACCTAACAAGCCAATCCGTAACGGAGATGTTGAAGAGCTTGCTGCTAACCATTGTTATGAGATAGTTCGTGAACCTGCATATTTACCTGATAGAGTTGTTTTAGAGAGAATTCGTGCTAGTAAAGATCCTAACGTTATATTGTATATTGCCTTAATGCGTGGAATTACCCCAATTATGACTATTGGTCAGTATAAGTCCTTTGTGGCTTCATTTGATATGGAGAAAGAACAAAAGGATAAGAGAAAGATACCAAATTATAAGGTCTAACCTACTCCTGCTAAAGTTCCTGAACCCATCTTATAGTAGTATAGTGCAAGCAAAAATGCATCTCCAAGATCAAACGGATTCTGTTTGGTTTTGTCCGTACCACCCTTTTTATTGTATTTGATGGTCATTAACTGCATCTTCAGTTTCCTAAATATTGGGTTTATCTCAACTTGCTGAAAGTCTATGTTGTTTGCTGCATAGTTTAACATCTTCTCTCCGTACTGTGCAAATGATATAGCCTGTACGTTCATGTGTTGTTTATCCCTCAAGTCTCTAATCCCTTCTGTCCATGAGCCATCCACAAAACAACGCTTGGTCTTAAATTTCAGAGATAGATTTGTTATTTTATTGATGATGTCAATGTAGCTAGCTCTTTCAAAAGCTTCTGCATAAATAACAGATTTCTTTCCTTTTCGCTTTTGGATAATGCATATTCCAAATTCCGAAGAACCGAATCCTGGATCAATTCCAATAACTCTGTCGTTGCTGTCGTCATTTTCTGTCCATTTGTAGTCTTCGCTGCAACATAGTTCAATGCCTTCTGGAGAGAAGATATCTCCCACATTCTTTCCCCAAACTCCGAGGTATTCTCTTTCATAAGATCGTGCCTTCGATGCCTCCTCTAAGAATCTTGGCGAGAAGATTGAGCTCTTAGTTTGCGGATCTTTTTTAAGACCTGCTTCAACGTAAAAATGGAATCTTTCATATATTGTTTTTTCTGGTCCTTCGTTGGGTTCTTGCATAATGTCGTAAAAAAAACCGCTTGGTTGTTCGCCTGCTGTAGATACCCAAATAACCCAAGAATCTGACTTTCCAATATATCTCTCTCCAACGGTTCTAACAACGCTATCATCTCTAAGTTTGAAGAAAGCGGCTTCATCTCCAAAAAAGAGACTAACTTTCGGTTTACCTCTAGCTGAATGGATGTTATTTGACGGATAACACTTGATTCTCCCTCCATTGACTTCGAGTTCGTACGCACCATGATCTACATATCCAAGTCCTCTTTTAATTAAAAAACCCTTTGATCTGAGTATCAGGTCTTGTGCCAGGTCAACGTTAGGTCCTGTAATAATCATGGCTTCCTTGCCTGCAAACCATTTATCAGTTAGACATTTCCATAAAACCCATAACAATATGAATTCTGTAAGTCCTAATCCTGTTGCCTTGTAAACACACAAACATTTGCCTATATCCTTATCCCTAAGTTCATCTAGTCTATCCATTTGCATTTTCTCTAAAACGTCTATCTCATACTGATACAGAGGATGATAAACTCCGTCTCTTTCAGGTCCACCGTTAGGATAAAATATGTAGTGCCAAAAACAACAATCTCCGCTTTCAGATAGTGAGTTGTTACACCAGAACTTTTCAGGTACTAGAGGTATGTCACGACTTGCTGCATTTGCAAGTATGGCATGAGTCTCCTTACTCGCTAACCCCTTCAGTTTTGATTACCTCTGGAATTGGTTTTGCAGGTCTCAGTTTCTCTCTCTCCATTTTTAGTTTCTTGACTTGCAACGGTAATGCAGAGTCCTGTAACATCTTAAAGGAATCCAATTTAATCTCATGTCTAAATCTTGCTAACTTTAGATATAGTTCCTTGTCCATTTCTTCCAATCCTTTTTCTTTCTCATGAGTCATCATGGTTTGAATGTCAGCAACGTCATGCTCAAAGCCTGTCCTGGCTCTCATGAATTCTCCGATATACGTGTCCATAGCATCCTCAGATATGCTGTTTTCCATGTCCTTTTCAATCTGCTTGATATGGTAGTGTACTCCCGCAGGACTTGTCTTGCCAAACTTTGACATCAGTTCTGTGGACTTGTTTATTTTCTCAGAAATACCATATGCGTTCTCGCTAAAGAACATCCATTGGTTGAAGATATAATCATGGAACTCTTTGGATAGTTCTGGTCCTCTGGTTCTAGTCAAGCTCACATTCCTCACATTTCTGTATGCTTCTACTATGTCTAGTTTCCAACTCACATCTGCATATCTTACAGGTAACTCTATTTCTCATTCTTCTTTCCCCATCCTCTGTATGCCTCGTCAGTTTCGCATTTTAAACAACTTGCAAAGAAACTAGGTTTACCACATTTATCACATTGATTTATTTCTCTCAAATAATCCTTACCTGAAAAGGATTTACGTAAGCCGTTAATAAATTCTTTAATCACAACCTTTTTATTTCTGTTCTTGCTTATTAAACCTAATGCCTGCTGCAAAAGGAGTTGATCCAGGAGTTTCATCATATGATACACATAGTTTTTGTACTCAATGTGGAGAATGGAGAATAGACAAGCCGTTTAGATGTCCTGAATGTAATCAAAAATGCAGAACAAGGGCTAGATATGTCAAAGGAGGTAGCCTTGCGAAAAACCTGCTACGGATGCGATAAACACGTATCATTAACTAACAAACATCATAAAGATAATTGGTACGGACTTTGTAGGACTTGTAAGTATATTATGGAAATATTTAGTTTTAATGGAAATAGGTTGGAGCAGTATGCGTAGAACAGGTTCTCAATGTGTTTGGTGTGCAATAGAGAAAAAGTACAAAATTGAGCTAAAGAATCATTTTCATAAAGAGTCAT